CGAGCTATCGGGCCGGTCGAGGAAAACTCTTGGCATCGCCTTGCTGATCGTCAGGTCGCCCGTCATCGTGTCGCCAGCCTTGGCGACCTTGTCGGCGGCATCCGCCGCCCACGCGCCCCACACGCCTGCGGTCTTGCGGCGAACGTACATCTGTCCGGTCGTTTGCGAGCGCGCCTCGATCACCATGTTGGCGGCGTCGGGACCATAGATGATGCCGGTGAAGGCTTGACCTGCGACCGGCGCGTTGGTCGCGCCCGAGGCGGCATAGAACGAACCAGCCTCAAGCGGATCAGCGTCGAAGTTCGTGAGCACCTGCATCGAGTGTTCGGCATCGATTGCGTCGCGCGTGCCGGCGGCGGTGTTCGAGCCGGTGCCACCGGCAATGATCGGTCGCGGCACGTTGAGATCGGCCTCGACGTCCGCGATGTAAGCGTTGTACTTCGCGCTCTCGATGGTCGTATCGGGCGCGCCTTGCGTCCCCGGAGGGATGCTGTAGATGCCAGAACCGTCGCGCGGCATTGTTCTCTCCTACTGACCAACTGGGTAGCGCGCAGTGCCGGTCCACGGATTGACGCCGCGCCTGCGCAACTCATGTGCGGCGATACGGTCAGCCATCTCCTGAACCCTGGTCGGGTCGCGCGAGAGCAGTGCGTTGGTGATCGCGACGCGCTGCGCTTCGCTCTCACCCTTGAGAGCCCCCGGCACCATGCCGGCGAGCTTGCGCACAATGCCCATCGCGTCACCGCTCGCGGCCGATGACACCAGACCAAGCGCGTCACCACCGCCGGGGGCGGCGGCAACGTCGGCGAGGTTCTCGACCGTCGAGGAGCCGCCCAGCGCGGCCTTCGACGTCCGCTGCATCTGCTCCTCGCGATTGAGAAACTTGCGCAACTGATCCGGCTCGCCCGGGCGGTTCGGGCCTTGATAAAGCGAAAGCTCGGAAAGCTCCTGCGCGCCCTTCGTGGATTTCTCACGCAGCCCGGTCGGCAAATTGCCGGTGCGCTCCATCTGGCCGCGCAATGCATCGGCGTATCCGATGCGGACGCCTTGCTGTTCAGGATTGACGCCTGCGACGGTGCGCGTCCCCTCTGGCGGGGCCATGTTGCGGAATGTCTCAATATTATCTGCGGCACGACCGCGCGTCGCCATCTCGCGCCCGGTCGTCACGGCATCGCGCACCTGCATCGGCTCGGCGTATGTCGCGCGAGCCCGCCTGTAGGTCGGGTTGATCGCGTCCATTTCTTCGAGCATGCGATTGCGGAAGCCCATGATGGCGTGCCCCTGCGCATTCACCCGCCCCGTCACCGTATCCGTGTTCGCTTCGACCATGCGGTCGAGGCCGGTCTTCAGGGTGTTGAGTGTTTGCATATTCGGCACACCGCTCCAGACCGGCTCGCCAGCCGCATTGAAGTCGGTAATCATCGCGTCCTGGGGACGGAACGGCCGGTCAGTGCCGACCGTGCGCAACCGCTGAAGCTCGACACCGTGACGCAGCCCCTGCTGTGCGATGGGGTCGCTGATAAATTCCTGCAGGCGATTACTCCACGTCGGGTGCTGCTCGGCCTCCCGGTAGATCGGTGCGGCTCGCGCGCCGGCCTGCGTGATCAGTTCGTCCTGCGCCGCCCGCGCGGTGGTGGGTGCGCCCAGAGCCCGCCCGACCTCCTCGCCGGTTCGGGTCGGCATGTTGAGATCGCGCGCGACCAATGCCTCGGTGATCGCCTCACGCTGCGGCCCGGGCACCTTCGCCATCGCGGTCAGCTTGCGCTGGCCTTCCTTGCCAAGCGCATCAGCCACCGCATACGGCTGGCCGGCAGCGTTCGCGTCAGCCACACGGCGCACGATCTCGGCCGGCTCGACGCCAGCATCGCGCGCCACCTTGGCGACATGCTCGATGGCGATGTTCTGAGGATCGCGCAGGCGCGGCATCTGGAGCGTACGCAGGCCCTGGCCAGCGATGGTCGCGACACCCGGCAGCGCCCCGCCGATGCCGGCGCCCAGGACGCCACCCATCAGCATGCCCTTCGGAATACCCTCGACGTCCTTGGCCTCGCCAGCACCGGAGAACGCGCCGAGGCCAGCGCCCTTCGCAACGTTGCTGCCCCAGTTGACGACGTTCGCCGGGATTTGCGCGCCTGCGGTAAACGGAATGCGGGCGGCTGCAGCGCGCTCGCCGGCACCGAGCACGCCACCGCCGGTCGCCAAGCTGCCGAGAACCTCGGCACCGGTACCGAGCGCGCCCCTCGTGTTGACGTCCGTCTGCTCGCCGCGAAGATTTTCGCGCGCCTTCGTGTAGCGGTAGGCTTCTCGCGGGTCAGTCAGGCCGCGCTTGATCATTTCGAACGGCGTTGCGCCGGCCGCCATCAATTCGTCAGTCCAGCCCATGCCGACGCCGCGCGCCAAACGTGACGTGTATCCCTCTTGAAGCGGGATGCCCAACTTCAGCGCGCGATCACGCTCCTCGATTGCGGCTGCGCGATACTTGTCCTCGGGCGATGCCGTCATGCTCTGCGGCGCGCCAGGAGTGCTGACGACAGGCGATGCCGTGCCGGGCGAGCGATAGACCGACCACGGATCACTCGGCGCCTGCTGCGGCGCTTCAGCGTTCCTGTATTCTGCCCACGGATCGTCGGCCATTATTCGCCCCGCTTCTGCCTGCGCGGCACCTGACCCGGCGAGCCATCGGGGAGAATGATGCGTTGACCGGGCGGGAGCAGCTTCGCGTCACTGAGCGACTTCACCTGCACAGGCGGGCCTTCGCTGATCTTCTTGAACGCATAGTCGTCGTTGATCGCGCCGACCTCCTTCTGGATCGCCGCCAGCCCTTCACGACCGCTGGTGCGCGCCAATGCATCCGTGTACGTGCGGCGACGGTTCGCCTTGTCGAGCAAGTCCTGATCGGTGTCGCCGGCATGCGGCATGAACGCAGGCAGGTTGCGGCCAGCCTCGGACGGAGACACCGCAGCGCCGCTGACGTGCGTAAGAAACGCCGCGCCCCAGTTCGTGAGAGCGTTGTTGGCGCGGCGATACTCAGGCGACATGGTCATGTTGCCGATGCCCGGGATGCTCGCACGCGCGGCCTCGACCGGGTCGGTCAGCACCTTGCCGTAACGAAGTTGGTTGTCGACCATGTCGAGATCGGGCCTCGTGCGGACAACGAACTGCACGCCCTTCGCCTGCTGCTCGGTGAGCGGCTTGTCCTCTGGAGGCGGCAGGCCAGCCGGAACGCTGAACGCCGCTTGCGGCGTGCCCGGTGGCGCGTAGGGGCGTTCGAAGTGCGTGCCCTGTGCTCCGACCGTGTCGGGCTTGGCGAGCGTACGCACCGCTTGGGCAATCTCAAGGCGCGCCTTCTCGGTCGCCTGCTCGCGCGGGATGCCCTGTTCGAAGTAGGCCTTCTCAAGATCGGCGCGCGCCTTCTCCAGGTTCGTGCGCTCCGACAACTGCTTGATGATGCGGTCAGGCGCCTCGCGCGTGAACTTGTCGTAGGCGTCGCGATGCGTCTGGTGTTGCCCGCGCTGGTTCTCGTAGTCGCTGGTCTGTCGCGTCTCAAGCTCTTTGCGGTAGGCTTCCTCGACCTGATACTGATGCGTTGCGCGAGCCCGCAACTCGGGACTGACCCTCGGGTTATTCATGTACTGCGACCAATAGGCCTGCGACTTCGACGGCCCCAGGATCGGCGGGCGCGTCGGCGCGGCGCCGGGGTCTTTCATCTCCTGCACCGATGCGCCCGGGATCGCTTCGCTCGACGGCATGGTGTTGGGCGCGCCAGCCTGGGCGACCTGCGTCGCGGGCTTGATGTCGCTGATGATGGGCGGATTGCTCGCGGCCTCGGGCGGCGCGGTGACGTTCGCGCCAATCGACGGGTCGAGCGATGCGACCTGCTGGGGTTGGCCGGCAGGCGGCGCGGAGAGCGGAGCCGGCGGCGCCCCAGGAGGCGCCATCGTCGCACGCGCGACAGCATCACGGCCGCCGCCCGCGCCACCGAGGTGGTAGCCCTCGGGCATCGTCGCGTCGGGCATCTTGTAGTAGGCCTGGATTTTCGCGGCGGCGTCCTGCGGCGTGGAATTGGGGTCGATGTTGTTGACCGCGAGATTGCGCGACGGCGCGTTGCCGGTACCGGCGACCATGCGTGCGCCGGTCTCGCCGCCCTGCTGGTGCATCAGCGCAAGTTCACCGTGCGTCGGCATGCGGCCGTGCATCTGCATGAAGGTGGCGGCGTTGTCGCGCGTCAGTTGCTGGACAGCCTTCACCGAAGCTTCGATGTCGGTGCGCTTGTCGGTGCCGTCATCTCCGAACAGGCCGTATTGTTTGCCGGTGCCGCGCGTGAACTGGAACGGACCCGCCGCGCCGGTCGGCGAGACACGCTGCCCGCCGGTCGGGTCTTCGCGCCCGGCAAGCCGCGTGTAGTAACCGCGCATGGTCTCGTCAGGCTCAAGGCGCCCGATGGCGTCGCCGACTTCGCTCATTTTGCCGAGGCGCGGGGTGGGGGTCGGCGTCGTCGGGACCGTGATCGGGACCGTGGGCGCACCTGCCGGCGGCGGCGTGATCGTAGACGCAGCCGCAGCAGGCGACGCAGTCCCGCCGACAGGCGGCGTGAACGACGGCGGCGGCGCGCCGCTGATGAAGCCGCTTTCCTTCTCGCGCTGCAGCTTCTCCATCGACTGCAGGCGCCGGTCGTTCATCACATCGCCCAAAGCCTCACCGAAATAGGTCAGGCCCTCGCCGACAGTTTTCGGGAACGCACGCGAATGCTGCGCGACAGCCTGCGCGACAGCACGGCGGCGCTGCAGGTCTTCGTAACTGACCCCGGTATCGCCACCGAAGATGAAGCCGCCATCTGCCATGATGTCACGCTGCCCTGAGAATTGAGCCCATCACGCGGCTCGGCTCGATGTACTTCGTGCCCCGGATCGTATGCACCGCGCCGGGATCGACCTTCTCGACGTCCTGCGCCATCGGGCCGACATGACGCGTGCTGTCGGGGTCGTCCTTGTAGCTGTACGAGTAGATCGGCAGCTTCTTCTTCTCCTCGCTGCTCGCCGCGAACACGGTACCGATGCGGTGAATGTTCTTCTTCGCGTCGCGATCCGACTTCATGATGCCGCCCGCCATACCGAACAGGCCGCCCATCAAGCTGTTAAAATTCTGCGACGACTGCTGATAGTTCGAGAGTTGCTGGCTGAAGTTGGTGTTGATCAGCCCCGCGATGTCGGTGGTCGGAATGTTGCTCTTGCCGGTGTTCACGAAGTTCGGGTTCTGCACTTGCGAGCCCGACATCAACGAGGTCACCTCGTTGATCGGCTGATTGCGCTGCGCGTACTGCTCCTGCAGCCACTGCTGGCGCGCAGCATTTTGCTGCTCGATCATCTGCTGTTTGCGCGCGGCCTCGGTCGCGACGCCGGCATTGTAGAATTGCGCGCTCGCCGCATCCTGCGTGTAGTTGCCCTGCTGCGCCTGATTGGCGAACTGCGCGAGCGAAGCGTTCTGCTGATACTGCTGCGACTGCGCGGCGTTCTGGAAGGCAGCACGCTGCGCTTCCATCTCCGTCATGCGCTGCTGCTCTTGCCCGGCAGTCTGCGTGATGCCGAGCCGCGTGTCAGTCAATTGCCGGCCGTATTGATCCATCGCGGCCTGATAGGCGGGGCTGCCGATCTTGATGCCCTGGTCGGCCAAGCGCGCTTCCAGCGCGCCACGGTCACGCTGCAGTTGCGGGTCCATGCGCAGGTAGAGGCTTTCCTCGACCTTGGCGCGGTCAGCGCTGAAGTCGTTCGCACCATAGTCGCGCGTGATCGGGCCGCCGGCATCGTATGTCCCCTGCTGCCGACTGCCGTCGCCATAGCTCAATTTCGCATCAGGGACGCCGCTCAGCGTCGAAGGATCGCCGGCTGCTGGCGCGCCCGAGATGTCCAGCGGCGAGCCGAGGAGACCCTGCAGCATGCCGCTCTGCTGCGCGGCGAGCCCCGCGAGATTGGTCTCCGACTGAACACCCAGATTGCTGATGTTCTGCTGCGCGGGCGAGAGCACCTGCGTCGCCGTGAACCTCGGCACGTTGTAGGTCTGATTGGTGCTCGGGTCGGTCCACGAATAGGTGCCGGTCGGGTCGTAGTAGAGCGCGCCCTGCGGCGTGATCTGGTTGGTGTTGTTCAAGAACGCGTTGGCCACAGACGTGCTGACATTGGTCCCCGTCTGCGCACCAGCGGTGGCAATCGGATTGGGCGGCGTCGGCGGATCGTCTTTGAACAGCCCCACGGCTTAACTCCATCAATACTGTCGGCCCGGCATCTGTCCCGGCATCGCTTGCGGCTGCTGCAGCCCCGCGCCTTGCGTGAGTGCTGGCGGCATCACGCTCGACATCGTCCCCGGCACTGCGCTGGGCTGCATGCCCGGCATCGCGCCCGGCATCGCTGGTGCGCCCGGCGGGCCGCTCGCCGCCTGTGGCGCCGCACCGGGCGGCAAGCTCGACATCGCGGGCTGTGGCGCGCCCTGCTGCGGCATCATCGGCGGCTGTTGCGGCATCTGCGTCTGAGGCGGCGGGGTCTGAATGTTCATCAACGCCTGCGTGATGCGGTCGCGACCGCCGCCACCATCGAGGCCTCCCGGGTTCAGAGTGTCGTATGGCATCACGCTGCCTCCCTATGCTCATCGATTGCCGGCCGCCGGATGAAGCGGCATTCCTCCCACGCCTCGCGCGTGAACAGGCACAGCACACCGTCGCGATCTCGACCGAGCAGACGCGGCACGGTGACGAGCATGTAGCCGATGGTCGCAAGCTGCCGCAGCACACGCTCGTCGCTTGCCGGCGTCATGTGCATCACCATCTGCACGCCGATCTGCTCGAACGGATATTCGTACATGCGCCGCAACGTCTCGCGCGTGCGCCATTGCGCATGTGGCAATGCTGCGACGCTCATCTCGATCACGCCCGCGCTCGGGTGGTAGTTGTGATAGACGATGCCGGCGATAAGCGTGCCGCTCGCGTCAATCACACCAATCGCCTTGCACGCGCCGAACCCGCGCTCGCGGCAATCGGGGATCATCTGCGCGACTGCGTGCGCGACGACTTCATCTTGCCCGTAGACGTAATCAATCATCACCACCCGCCGCCACCGCCGTCACTGCCGCCACCATCGCTGCCGCCATCGCTGCTGCCACCACCTTCACCGCCTTCACCACCTTCGCCACCTTCACCGCCTTCGCCACCTTCACCGCCTTCGCCACCTTCGCTGCCAGCATCACCAGCGTCGGCCGCAGCATCGGCGGCAGCGTCGGCTGCTGCGTCAGCAGCAGCGTCACCAGCGGCGTCGGCAGCGTCGGCAGCAGCGTCATCCGCCGCGTCCTGCGCCGATGACGTCACGCCCGGCCCGCTGGTGTCGAATGATCCGGGAGCGTTCGCGGTCGAGGCGTCTGCAATAACGCCGCTGGAGGGGGCACCTTCTGTCAAAGCGCCCATGCCCGAAGACAGAGCACCTGCGTTCGTGCCGCTCAGACCCATGCCGCTCGCGGCGGCGGCGTCGGCTGCGTCAGCGGCTGCATCATCGGCAGCATCCTGAGCTGCAGCCGCCTGCGCGCCACTGAGCGCGTCTGCGATGGCAGAGGCCTGCGTCGACTGCGACGACATCATGCCCGCCATCATCCCAGGCGCCATCGACGCCTGCATTGCAGCCGCTTGGTCGTGCGCGTTCGCGATGTCGGGTGCTGGCGCGGGCGATGGTGCTGGCGCGGGCGATGGCGCCGACACCGGGTCGGGCGCGGGCGACGACATCACATCGTTGACCCCGTGAATGCCGGGGGCGTTCGCCGCGACAATCGAGCCTGTAGGCGCGCTCGCCTCGATGTCGTTCGACATCACGTCGTTGGGGCCGTGGATGCCGGGAGCATTCGGCCCGACAATCGAACCGGATTGCGTCGCCGCCGCTTGGCCTACCGACTGGCCGATATCTCCGAGGCTCATGCCCGGCGTACTCTGGCCGGGGTTCGCACTGCCGATGGCATCGGCCGCCGAGGCGACGCCGGCCACGCCTGCGCCGAGACCGCCGGGCGCGCCGCCAGGAGCACCACCAGGAGCACCACCAGGGGCGCCGCCCGGAGCGCCGCCAGGACCACCACCGAGGCCGCCAGGACCGCCCACGCTGCCGGGGCCGCCGCTGAGGCCAGTGGCGCCGCCGCCATCCGCGCTGCTGTCTTGATCGGCCGCACCGCCGCCGCCGCCAGCGTAGAGACCGCTCGCGCCACCGCCGCCGCTGGAGCCGCCGAGGCCGGAAAAGAGCGGCGGGGCCGCAGCGCTGCGCGCCTGCTGCTCCAGCAGCGCCTTTGCGATCTTGGCGCGTTGCGCGTTCTCGTCGTAGTCCGTGCCCCACGACCACGCCTGCAGCGCGTCGCGGTCGACCATGCCGCGCGGATCGTCGCCGAAGAACGGCGACGGCATGCGCAGCGCGTCGACCTGATCCCGACTGGTGATCTGCACCATGGCCGCGTGACCCCTTAAACGTTGATGCCGGCGCGCTCGTACGTCGCCGCGATTGCGACCAGTTCGACGTCGGGCGTTGCCTGCTGCGCGACAGTGATCTGCACGATGGGTGCGTGAGAGAAGCCGGTCATGCCGACCGACACCCACATCGTATTCCGGTTGACGTTCTTGGCCGGCGCGGGCTGATCCCACTTCGCGTGGTCCCACTTGCCCTCGTCCCAGACGTCGGGAACGCCGGGGTCGATGCCCGCAGGCGGTGGCGGCGGGATCGCGAGAATATAGTCAGTGCATGCCGCGATCTGCGGCTGGAAAGGTTCACCCGGTGGGGCGGTGAAGACCGCGCGCGCCTGATGCCACACGACGTCTTGCGAGCCAGCCTGGAACATCTCCCAGCCGCCGACCAGCGTCGCGACATACGGCTTGCCGTCGTCGTAGCCGGTGCGATTGGCCTGCATGATGATGCCGCCCTGCGTGCCGAAGAACATGTCGCCGCGCATGCGCAGAAAGCACATCGCATCCCAACCCACCGCGCGTGCGAAGGCGCCGGTCGTGTTGTTCATCGCGAGGCAGTAGCGATTGCCGGCGGTGCCGCCAGGGAACGTGATGAAGTTGGCGCCGTACTCGTCCCACTTCTTCATCGTCCACGGCAGGCCGCGCTTGGCGAGCATCTCCTCGCGCCACATGCGCTTGATGGTGCGCGAGATCAGCGCCAGTTCGAGTTGTCCCGCGCTCTTGGTGATCGCTTGGCTGATCGGCACAATGCCGTCGACCGTCAGCACCAGGAGATCGCCGCCGACGTTGTCGTGCGCGTTCATGCCGAGCGGCGGGCTGATCTGATAGCGGCCTTCCTGCCGCCAGTTGGCCGGATCGGCAGGATTGCTGCCGGTGAAGATCAAAATCTCACCCTCCGACGTCCCGATGACCAGCTTGTCGTCAATGCCGTCGCCGGCATCAATCGACCAACTCGCCATGAACATCAGATAGCCGCCGTGCGTCGCCGCGCCCGACAGCGGAATTTTGGTCAGCACCCCGCTGATGCTGTCGATGCCGAGATACCAGATGTCCATCGACTTCGTGCCGATGAAGAACAGCCGGTTGCGATACTTGCAGACGTAACTCAGGTTGCGGCCGTTTACGACCGGTGAGCCGATGGGGCCGGTGATCCATCCGGCACCGTCCGGTGCGCTCGCCGACGTCCAGAATGTCGGGCGCGCCGTACGGTCAGCCGCGAAGGTACCGGCAGCGGCGCTGGTGTGGTCCACCGTGTTTTTCCAAAAAGTATTGTCCGTCGCATCCTTGGCGGTGGCCCCGACGACGTAATGAAAATTATTCGCCCACGCCGCGATCGCGGTGGGATCGAGCGTGGCCCAGGTCGCGCCGTTGAAGCGCAGCGGTGCGTCGCCGGTCTCGTTGACGGCGATCAGCCAGTAGCCCGAGAGGTTCGCAAGCTGGCTGGCGCAGTAGTTGCCGCTGGTCTGCCCGGCCTTCACCAGCGTCGGCACGCTGCTTGTGACGTCGTACAGCTTGGCCGCGTTCGCAGCGAACATGCGCTGCTGATTGCCGCTGACGTACTCGAACCCGGAAACGACCGGCACCGCCTCGGGCAGCACGCACCAGCGCGTGCAGCCGCCGCGCAACTTGACGCCCTTCATGGTCGGCATCCAGTTGTCCGAGATGATGCAGGCGCCCGGCCCGGTGAACGCGTCGTTCTCGTGCTGGATGATGCCGCGCGTCGGCGCCGGCAAGGTGGTGACCTGCAGGTTCTGTGCGAACTGCTGCTGCACCGGGACGCGGCGGAATGCTGCGCTCTGGCTCATGACGGCACCGTCCACGGATAGGCGACACGCGCCGCACGCGATGCCGGCAGGCGATCAATGATGATCGGTGACGGACTGTCGTTGCCCATCGCGATCTGCAGCGCGTCGCCGTAGGTGCCCATGTCCTCGGCATAGGGCGAGCCCTTCTGCGCCTTCCACTGCCAGATCATGCCGAGCTTGAGCAGCCGCTCATCGAGCCGGAAGCTGTCGCCGTCAGCCTGGAAGCGGTCGCCGCTGCCGCCGCCCGCGAGCGTGACGCAATTCTTGTCGAGGTAGGCGTGGCGCGCCGAAACGCCGATGCCCATCACGGGCCAGATGTGGATTTGGCCGCCGTACAGCGTCCACTCGCCCCACGCGTTGGTCCAATTCGCCGCGCGGCGCGCCATCCACTCGTCGGTGTCGGGATAGAACGACATCGGCTGCAGCGCCGAGGTCGAGCGCCACACATTGCCGGTGAGCAGCATGCGCTTGTAGTTGCTCGGAAGGTTGAACGCCTCGGTGGCGCCGTTGCCGGTATAGACCACCGAGAGCTTGAGCACCTGCCACTCGCACGTGTCGCCGCAAATGCGCTGCGCCATCTCGTTGGCGAGAGCGACCATCTCCTGCATCGTGCGGTTGGCGGCGAGCGACGCGAACAACGAGGTCGGCACCGCAACGCCGACCACCGAGCACACATCCTTCACCACTTGCAGGATCGTCATTCATGCTGCCTTGCTGGGCCGCGCGTCCGTTGCCATGCGAACCAGCGTCTTGCGATTGACGTTGCCCTGCGGCGTGTGACCGGTGTGCGTCTTGATGAAGTCGCGCAACTGGTCCTCGGTCATGTCCTCGAACTCGCTGCTCGCCTGCTGCTTCTTCACAGCGGCCATGTCCTCCTCAAGCACCGCGTTGCGCGCGCGCAGCCCGTCAAGCTCGGCCTGCAACTGCATGCTCGGCGCGTGCGCCTTGCTCTCGGCGATGAACTCCATCGCGCGGTTCTTCAGATCGCGACCGCCGGGGCCGAGGTTCTTCAGTTCCTGGCCATCGACCACGGCCAGCGCTTCGACGGTGTAGATGTTGAGCGCGCGAAACTCCGCGCGGCGCCCCTCGGTGAGGAACGGCGCATGCGAGAGCGGCGTGCCGGATTTGGTTTGCGCTGCGTGCTGCTTGAATTGCTGGTACTGGCGCGCGAAGCGTTCCGCGTAGGTGACCTGCACCTGACCCCCGGTGTGCGGGTCGACGGCCCAGTGCGACACGGAGGTTGCCGGGAACACGCTCATCGAGCGCGAGCCAGGGAAGCGCACTTCCACGACTTCGACGTCATCGAAGATCGGGCGGCCTTCCTTGACCGACTTGCCTTCGTTCGGCACGGCCGAGTGACGAAACAAAACGATCAGTGCAGCGTCGGGGTCGTTTGCCATTCTGCTCTCCGTTGTGAAGGGGCCTGGGGCCGCCCTCGCGGACTGACACTTGAGGCGCGGCCCCAGGGGGTCTCGCGCGCGATGTCCGAACTTCACCGCGCGCGAGAGAGGCTCATCAGGTCGCGGGGTTGCTGTCGTAGAAGCGCCAGTTGAACAGCGGATTGACCTGGGTCAGTTCACCCATCCAGCCAATGAACTGCGCGATGGCGTCCTTATCGATAGGCATCATGCCGTCGCCGTCGAACAGCTTGTCGAAGTTGCGGTTCGGGTGGTAGCGCAGGCGGAAGCTGTCGGTGTTGAGACCGAACGTCGTGTTCGCCGGCATGTTCGAACCGATGCCGCCGTCGAGCACGATCTCGGCGCGCTTGCCGCCGCCGATGTATTCCACCGCCGAGAAGCCGAGCTTGCCGAGTTGCGTCTCGTTGGTCTGACGCTGGATCGCGATGGTGGCTGCGTCGTATGCCGCATAGTGCTCGGGCGACATGATGAGCAGGTCGGCATACTGACGTCCGCGCGACTGCTTGGTCATGATGTAGTTCAGGAACGGGCGGATGGTGTCCTTGGTGACCTGCGTGCCGATGGGCGCCGATGCCGACTGCGCATCGAAGATCGAGGTGCGCCAGATCGCGGCGCTGCCACGGTCGATGCCGCCATAGATGCCCGCGTTGGCCACGATGGGCACTGCGGTCGCGAGGCCGGTAAGCTGCTTGCCGCCGTTCGCCGTGCCGTCCGCATAGAGCGCGACGTCCATGGTGTCTTCGAGCGCGCGCTCGGCCGCATCCATGTAGGCGTCGTAGACGTCTTCAAGCTGCGCTTCGCCTTCGTTGTTCAGGATTTCCTGCATCGACAGGATCACCGGCACCACGACCATCTTCGGGTCGAAGTAGGCGTCGTTGAACAGATCGATTGCGGGATTGAGCAACTGATCGAAGCCCGAATACCACTGCGCGACCTGCTTGCTGATCTGCAGCGTTTGGCGGATGCGCGGACCCGAGTAGGTCTGCCACAGCCCCTTGCGGCGCATCACGGCGAGCAGTGCGTTGTTGTTCGAGACCAAGTCCTCGTAGCTCGATGAACGGTCTTCAATCGCCATCGAGAGAATTTGCTGGTACGCAGCGTTGGTGTTGATATTCGGCATGATGCCGCTCCACCGAAAAATGGTTCAGATCAGCGAGCAGCCGCGCACGCGCGCGCTGGTCGCGGTGAAACCGGGTCTGAGCCGTCGTGTGGAGAGATGCGGGTCTGAGCCGCGCGTGGTCGCTTAAAGCGAGCCGCTCACGCGTTTGATCGCGCTCGCGATAGCCTCACGTCGCCCTGTCTGCTTTCCACTTTTGCCGCGTGACGTCCCGTTTGAGGGGCCAGCGTCAGGCGCGCCATGGATAGAGCGGTCGACGGGTCGTGCTTGCGCCTGGGTGCCGTTGCCGTTGCCGTTGGTGCGGGTTTGAGCCGCACGAGCGGTGGCGGGCCGCAGCCTGTCAGCGCGCATGTACGCGGTGTCGATGTCGAAGCCGAGTTTGATCTCTTGCTCGATCAGGTCGGACAGTTCGTCAAACCTGGGGTGCTTCGGGTCTTCCGCGTAGCGGTCGATTGCCGTTCGCGTATTCGCGAACTGGCGCTCATATTGCATCTCCTTAATTCCCGACGCAAGCGTGTTCACCATCTGGTGCAACTGCCCGATCTGCTGGCTCTGCGCCGACTGCGCGTTCTCGTTCTGGCGCAGCTTGTGCTGCTCGGGCGACTGATTGAGGATGTGGAAAGCGACATCGCGCAGCGTGAGCCGCTCGCCCTCGGGCGTGCGCAAGTTCAGATTGTTGACGATGATGTCGAGCCCGCCGACGACGTCGCTGCGAAGCTTCGCCTCCATCCCGGTGTAATTGTCGAGCGCGCGCTGCAGCGTCGTGCCGTGCTCCCTGGCCATCTGCTCGAACGGCCGCAGGGTCTTCATCGTCTCGTGGTCGCCCTTGTAGCGCTTGAAGCCTTCGGCGAACTCGGTGTGCATGCGGTAAACATCCGCGCGCACGCTCTCGGGTGTCGTCGCCCACTCGGCCTTGGCGCGCTCGGTCATGCGCGAGGGCGCGTTGCGATAGGGCGCGGCCTCGGGCAAATGGGCGGCTTGCTGCTGCCCGCCTGTCTGGTCCGCCTGTCCGCGCGTCTGTCCGCCTGTTTGCCCGCCCGTTTGATTTGACTGCTGCTGACGCGGCTGTTGCTGTCCGCCGCCGTCAGGTTCTGCCCTGGCGAAACGCCCCTGGTCGCGCGGTTGTTCGGTCGGCCGCTTGCGCAGGTCAATCGGTTCGAGCTTCTCGCGCTCGGGCTTGGCGCGCGCCGGCACCTCGCGCTTGGTCTCCTCGGGCGGCTGGTTATGACCCATCTTGGCGTCGGCGGCCTTCGGCGGGTTCGCCTCGCGCGCTTTGGCGAACGCCTTCTGGATCGCCTCGCGGCGGCTTTCCGGTCGGTGCTCGGAGCCGCGCGGCTCGACCGTCTTCTCAGGCGCCTGCGAGCCGACCGGCTGCGGCGAGTTGGTCGGGTTCTGATCGATTGCCACTTCATTCGCTGCCGGCGCATTGCTCGGAGGCGGCGCGGCGTTCGGGGCCACGGTAACGTCAGACATGCTCAACTCCTGCTCGGGCGTTCGCCTGCGCGATAGCGCGCAGCGGCGCGCCGGAATGTGTCGCGGCGCGACCGCTTCACCTGCGGCGCGGCGGTGGCGCGCATCTTCGGTTTCAGTTTCTCGTTCCCCACCTCGGTGAGGCCGTGGGCGCGCCCGACAGCACGAAACTCGCGCTTGCTCGTGTAGAAGCGGCCGTCAACCTGCTCGGTCGGCGGCATGGCGTCCGAGATCACGAACGGCCTGGGCAGCGCGGAGCGCGCGACCGGCGTATGCGGACGCGCGACGCGCCACCGCCCAGGCTCGACTTCGTACAGCGTCGTCTCCATCAGCGATGCCGCTTGTGATCGTTTTCCGTTTCGTGTTTCGCTTCACGTGAAACACTGACATCTGCTGACGGCTTCTGCTCATGCTTGGCCGGTACAGGCGGTTCATTGATGCTCTGCAGATCGCCCGGTGCGGGTGTTGCCGGCGGCTTCGGAGGCGATGCCTCGGTGTGCTCCTGCTCGGGCTTCTTGGTCGTGCTCATGTAAAGGTCCAGTTGGTTGGCGCGGTGACGACACCGGCTGTTGAGACATAAACCGGAAGCGTTCCGGCGGTGGCTTTCTTCGGTGCAGCCGAGACGTTGATCTGCACGTTGGACACGAAGCTGGTGGGCTGCGCGACGCCGTTCACGTAGACGACCGACTGCCGCGTGAAGTTCGCGCCGTTGACCGCGAGCGCGTTGGTGCCCGCACCGCTCGCGAGCGAGGCCGGGACCAGACCGCTGATGGTCGGGTTGGTCGTGGGCGACAGGCTCGACGCGTGCTGCCCATTCGGCGAGGTGGTGTAGGCACCGAGATCGGACACAGACTGCGTCGGGCATTCGGCGCGCGAGCCCGGCGCGGTCACGACCACCTCGCTGCCCGCGCCCTCGAACGCGGTGCCGCTGACCGGCGCAGCGAACGCGGTGAGTGCGCCCGCAGCGCCGTCGTCAATCGGTGACAGCCCGTCCGTGGTCGGCGGACGCATGCCGACCTGTCCGGTAAAGTTCGTGGGTGGCGTCGGGCCATCCGGCGTCACTGTCGTCGTGCTCTGGGCCATGGTCTCCTCCTTGTGATCACTCGTAGCGGTCTTGCGACGCGAGACCGCCCATCACGCCGGGCGCAGCGACAGCAGCGCCGCCGAGCCCGAGCAGCGGCGCCTTGCCTGAAAACGCTTCCCTCAGCGCCTGCTCGGGCGAGATGTCGCGCACTGCGCCCGTGACATGAGCGCGACGGTTCAGCGCTTCCATCAGCGGTGCCGGGTATGATTTCAGGCCGGTGTATTTGCCGCCGCCGACCCAGGTCGCGGCCTGCTGCGCCGCCTGGGGCGCACCCGCGCGATCCGCCGCGCGCTGCCCAATGCTCTCAAGGTAGGCGTACTCCTTCGGCAGCAGCGCCGCATCCTCTTTGAAAATTTCTTTCGCCGCCGGCATGCCGACGAGGTTGCGAATGTCGTGCGTGTCGACGGTGCGCGGCATCCAGTTGCCGCCGAGGTTCATGCGATACGAGATCGGCTTCGGATTGGTCACCGGGTCGTAGCTGTTGGTCAGATACTCGCGCACGCGATCCGCGTGCTGGATTTGGCTCTTGGCGCCGTAGCCGGCCGGCGGACCACCGACCATCAGCTTGACCGACTTGCCGCCCGGGTCTTTGATTTGCATCGTCTCGGGCAGCGGCTTGCCCTCCAGAATTTGCTGCAGGTACCACGTCGATGAGCGCAGATTGTTGTCGATGGGGTTGACCATCGAGGTGCCGGCGACGCTGTCGAGCCACGCATTGAACGCCTGCTCACCGCGCGCCTTGCCGTGGATGTCGTGAAACCTGTCGCGCGCCTGCTGCAGATTATACCAGCCCCAGTTTTCTTCCGGTGCTGCTGCCGCTGCGCGCTCGACCCGCTGCAGCCCGCCGCGCGGCACCGACGCGAGCCGCTCGGTCTGCTCGGGCGCGACGCGCGGCAGATTGAACTGCGGGACGTCAGGCGTTTTCATCAGGGTCTGCGCCGACAGATCGAAAATCGACGGCTTGTCGCCGCGCGCGACACCGGCATCGAACGCGGCCTCGGCCTTGGTGATCTCCTTCTTGAGCGGCTTGTAGGCTTCGCGTTCAGCCGCGCCCGCTTCGCGCGACGGCAGCGTGAAACCCTCGGGCACCTTGCCGCCGAGGGCGAACCCCTGGCGCTGCTTCGGCGTCATCGTGTCGAGCACGGCGCGGTCGGCGAGCTTGAGGTCGATGGCGGATTTGATCGCGCCGGCATCGTGCGCAGCGCCGAGCGAAGGACCGAGAAGCTCGGACGGCGCGCCGCCGGTCAGGCCAAGTTCGCCGTAGAGCTTGCGCAACGCCGGCTGCGTGATGCCCTGCGCGCTGGCGGCTGCGGCGCGGTTGATCTCCTCGGGCGCGGCGAGAACGCTGCCCATGCGTGCAGGCGCCGGCGTGTCCTGCATCATGCCGGGCGCTGCGGTGTCGGCGACGTCGCCCATCTTGCCGCGCTTCCTGTCCCGGTTCACCCACTGTTGGGCGCGCGCCACGTCCTCGGTCACTTCGGGGCGCATGAGGTAGCGCTGCTCGGGGATCAGATCGGCGCGCGCGGCCACGTTGCGCGCCTCGGTCTCACCCTGCAGCGAACGGTAGGCCTGGAAACGCGACGCGCTGCGGTTCGCGCCGCCCGGTGCCGAGAAGGTATCGAACGCGCGATCCATCTCGATGGCGAGCGCGGGGTTATCGGCTTTCCATTTATCGATCTGCGCGCGCGTCGGGTTGCCGCTCGGCGCCTGCGCGGTGACGTCGGACAGCATCTGGTCGCGCAAGGTGTTGAAGCGTTGCTCGGCCGCGCTGACCGTCTGTTCAAGCTGCTTGTCGCCGCGCCTGACCACGGCGGGCGCGCTGAGACTGCCGCCCTCGGCGAAACCTTCGGCACCCTGGATTGCGTGCTGCGCCTCGTGCAGCATCGTCAGCCGCGCCTGCTCGGGCGTCAGGTCTTCGCGCAAATAGACTGCCTTGCCCTGCGGATCGTAGCCGCCGCGCGTCGTGTTCGGCTGACCAAACTTGTCGACGGCGGGCAGGCGGCGTGCGGGCATGTCGCCGACCCACGGATAGGCGGCGTACAGATCGGGATGCTTGAACACTTCGGAGACCGTGACGTCAGGCCTGTTGCCGGGCAGCGGCTCGTTCATCCGCATCTGCTTGAACGCGTCGGGCTGCATCGCGGCATCGCGGTCGTTGATCTCGAACCGCCACTGCTTGTCGGGCCGTTTCTCCCAGCCGGTGGTGTCGAGGATCGTGCCCGGATCGGTGCCGGTCTTCTCCAGCGACTGAGCTTGACGCAGCGCGGCGCGGTCGGCCGTCTCGGCAAGCTTGCCACCGAAGATGCCAGCGGATGCGCCGCGCGACGGCGCCACCATCGCAAGCGGCGCGCCGACGCCAAGCATGCTGAGTGCGGTGCCGGCGCCCCAGTCGGTCGCCTCCTCGGGCGCGAGCCCTTCCTTGTAGGCGCGGCCGGGCGTCTGAAACCAATCGCGCATGCCGGCACCGAGGCGCGTGGCGATGCGCTCGAACTTGCCCTGCGCGTACGGCGACGGGTTCATCACCGCCCCGGTCATCGGGTCGATCTCGTAGCTGTCCTGCGCAGCGATGTCGCCCATGCTCACAGCCCGAACCCTCCACCACCCGGCCGTTGTGTCATCTTGAACTGCTGCATGGCGCGGCGTTCGTCGGCGCGCGCCGCCATGTCGACCTGCTTGCTGCGCGCGGCCTGGGCCGCAAGTTCGGCCTTCTGGCGCGTCATCGCCATGTTGGCGTTCTTCTCGACCATCGAGGCCTGATGCTTTTCGCGCTCCTGCATCGCCTTCTGGTTCTGCGCGCCGACGTCGATGAAGTTGTCTTGGCTGTCCTGCTTCAGCTTGGCCGCCTCGATGGCCTGATCGCTGGCCAGCTTGGCCTTGGCGTGGTCGTCCTTCATCTTCAGTTCGGCGGCGGCAAGCTCGGCCTCCTGCTTGTTCTTCTCGCGCTCGCGGTTGTCCTTCATCTGCTCGATCTGGATCGCCGCCTTGCTCTGCTGCGTTGCCGGATCGTCGCCGCGCGGCGCTGACGCCTTCTGCTCGAACTTGTCGACAAAGTCATCGATGGAGCCAGCGAGGCTGCGCCCGGCGCGGAACGGCGCGGTGGCGAACTTGAGCACCTCACCGCAGAATTGCGCGCTGTCAGGCGCGACCTGCACCATCTGGGTGAGTTGCGGCAGAAGCTGCGCGAGCACGCCGATGAACTCGGAGCGGCGCTGCTTCTCGGCGTTCTCGTCAATGAGAATGGTGCTGTCGGTCTCGATGTCGAGCACGAACGAGCGCGCGCGGTTGTTGCGCAGGAAGGTCAGCACCTGCTCGACGGTCGGCTTGGCCATCACCTTGGCGATGGCGTCCTGGCCGTCCTGCATCACCTGCTGCGCCTGCTGCAGCATCTCGCCGGCCTTCGGGTTCTGCTGCATCGCCTGCTGCGCCTGCGGGTTGCTCTGCAGCATCTGCATCATCTGCTGCTGCTGGGCGAGTTGGCCCTGAAGCTGCTTGACCTGCTGTTGCTGCATCGCCTGCGTCGGCAGTTGCGTCTGGCTCATCTCGATGATGGTGACCGGGTCGAACTTCTCGGTGATGATCTCGGCGGTGATGGCGACGAGGTCGACAGCGACGCGCTCCATCTCGGCCTGCTTGTCGCGCACGCGGGTCGAGCCGTACTGCGATTTCAATTGCTGTGCGCCGAGCGTCTCGCGCGCGTCGGTCGCGCCGCGCATGATGTCGGACAGCCCCATGATTTGATAAATGTCGTCGATCACCTGCTTGCGCAGTTGCACCAGCGCGGTGATGGTCGAGGCGATCATGTCGATGGGCAACCAGATGATCACCTCTTTCGAACCGCCGAACGCGGCCCAGTTCGAGATCGGCACCAGCATGCGCCCGGCGGTCTTGGTGCGGATCGCGGCCTGCACCGCGTCGCCAAGCTCGGCGCCGCCGGCCGGGTAGAAGCCTTTCGCCTCCAGCGCTTCGCTCAAGGCGTGGATGCGCCCGGTGAGCAGGTTCAACTCATCGAGCTGATCCTTGTATTGCATCACGTCGGGCACGGGCACGAGCGAGTTGCGCTGCACGGTGCCGTACGCGGGCTTGGGACACGGGAAATAATTCGACAGGTCGAGGTGCGGGTCGTCTTCATCGAGAATGTCTTCGCAGCCCTTCGCGACCCAGACGACGCGCCGCTCGGTCCTGCTCCAGATTTCCCAGAACTTGGCGCGCTCGCGATTATCGGCGCCGCCGACTTCCTTGGTGTCGCGGTCGACCTTGTACTCGGCCTGTTGATAGGCGTTGCCCGAGTGCTTGTAGAAGCGTTCGCGCGCAGCCTCGCGCGTCAAGTAGCTCGCCGCCGCGACCCAGGTCACCTCGCGCCAGTTGCGGCTGATCGAATGGAGAAAGTCGCGCCGGTTCTTGAAGTCGACGCAGACGCGCTCGCTGTCGTAGTAGCTGCCGCCGTCCTTGCCGCTCTCATAGCGGCACCAGGGCACGCCGCGACCGATCAGCACGACATCATCGCGGATCAGCAGCATGAGGTCTTGAATGCGCGCCATGTCGAACGCGACGGTGCAGGCGCGCTCCAGCATCTCGGAGGCGGCGTCGTAGACCGGGCGGCGATCCTTGAACTTCGCCACCACCACCGGCTGGGGCGGCGAGGCGTAGATGGCCGGCTTCTCCACTTCGATGTTGGCCCAGAACATCTGAAATTCTTTATCGCGCGCCATGTTCGAGAGCCGTTCGAGCGAAGCGTACTGCTTCTCGATCTTGTCGCAGTGCTCGTTCCACTTTTCGAACGCGTCTTCGCTCTCCTCCAGCATGTTGAGCCACGCGCGCGACTTCTTCGGTTCGATGGCCGGGTTGAACTCGATGTCATCGAAGCGCGTGTCGTCGTCGGTGGGCGCGGTTTTGCCCGGCGCGGTGTCAGACATGGTCGTCCTCCGGGTCGAGCGGCCTTTCGAGGAAGCGCACGCGCGGCAGCGTGACCGGGCGGCGCGGGTGGCGACCGGGATCGCAGCCGAGCTTGCGGTCGACAATCTCCTCGCGCGTGCGACCGCATACGGTGCAAACGTCGCGGATGGCGTCCCAGGTGTGCGTGCGCTTGATCACTTACGTCCTCCGCGCATTGCGTGCGCGCGCATCTTTCACGTTGAGCCGAAGGCGCGCTGCGGTCGGCAGGCCTTTCGCCGGCCGTGCCGTGCGTGTGATGTGCTTGGGCGGCTTCTTGCGATGCAGCTTCATTGCAAAATTCCTCCGAACGCGATCAAGGCGAGCGCAGCGAGCACGAGCAGCGTCACGATGGTGACCGTGTGCTTGTCCCAGAAGGGCGGGATCATGACGGCACCACGCTGATGCGAATGCGCTTGCCGTCTTTGGCGGCCTCCATCACGAGGGCGCGGCCCATCATCTGGTTGGCGAACAGCGCGGTGAGCTTGTCGTAGTCGCGCATCGACACCGCGAGCGTTTTGGCGGTGCCGTCATCCCTGGGTTCAAAATCAACGAACGCGACCTTGCCGCTGAACGGCGGCGCGAGCGGCGTGACCAACACGGACGTGTTGTCGGTGGTCATGCGTTCCCCTCGACGTTGGTGTAGGGCGTGAGCCGCGCGTCGTAGCCGTACGACGCGGTCGGGTTCACCTCGCTGCCATCGGCGCGGAAATAGCGGACGCGGTCGCCGTTAAAATCAACGGCGTCGACGCCGTTGGCGCTCATCCACCGTTCCCAACGGTCGTCCTCATGCCAATTGAGCGGAATATTCACAGCACGATCCCCGGTTGATAGGCCTCGCGCGGCGGCGGGATGACCCAGCCCGAGACCAGATGGCGTTCGACCACTTCGCGGCGCGCGGCCGGTTGCCAGGAGAGCGCGAGGTAGCGGAAGCTGTCGGCCGGGTGGCTGGTCCAATCGTGGACGGCGTTGGCGCGGAACGCCTTCTTCTCGTCGTCCCATTCGCGCCGATACTGCTCCAGCGCATCGAGGCCACCGGTCTCGCAACGCGGATGGAAGACGCACAGCGGCAGCGTGCGGCGCACCGCATTGCGGCCATCTTCGATGGATGCATTGGGGACGAGCAGCGGCTTCAAGCCGAGTGAGATCATGGTCTCGACGCGGGTGCGGCCGGTGCCCATCTCCTTCACTTTTGCGTCGTGCGGCACGTAGTCGTTGCCGTGCTTCCAGCCGTGTTCGCGGTAGCGTTCGGCGATCTTGTCGCGCCATGCCTCCAGGCCGATGCCGGATGTGGCGATGTGGTCGAGGATGAAAAGCTGGGCGCCGACCACCTGGAAAAACCAGATGCTGGTGTCGTCGGTCATGCCCAAGTCCCAGGACCGATGCACCGGCAGGTCGGGCAATGCCTCGATGTCGATCACGCGCCCTTCGTTGCGCACGCGCGCCATCTCGAACGCGTAGAAGGCGCCGAGGATCGCAGCGTTCCAGTCGCAGAGGTATTCCTGGCGAAACTGCGCGGTGCCGACGTCCTCGCCGTAGAGTGCCTGGTATTCGGCGAGCGCTTCATCGAGCCGTTCTGCGGTCAGCGCGTGGGTGTCGATGGCGGTGAGAAGCTCGGAGAACCAGCTTGCCGAGCCGGTGGCGTGATCGAACAGCGCTTTGGCGTGATTGCGTCCGCGCGGGGTGGTGATGAAGGCGGCCCAGCCGTCGTTTTCCTCCAGCATCGGGCGGTGATAGGCCCAGGCACTGGGGTTCGCGAGCGCCCACTCCGAGTAGGTGATGCCCGCGACACCTGCACCCACCGTCGCATCATAGCGGTCACTCCCGATGATCTGCCACGTCGAGCCGTTGACGAAGCGGATGAACATCTCGTTGTCGTTGGTGCTCTCGCGGATGTGCGGCGGGAACGCCTCGTCAATGCGACGCTTGCCGGTGTGGGCGTTAATCGCCGTCCAGATCGCTTTCCGACCCTGGAGAAATTCCGGCAGGCAATGCCAGTAATTCCCGGTGCGCTTAAAAGCAGCGCATGAAGCGTGATGCAGGCAAATCTCGTCCTTGCCGGCACGCCGATGCCACACCGCCATGGCCCTTTTACCGCCATTCTGCAGGTAATCCCACAGCGCCATCTGATGACCGCGCGGAAGCCAGCCATTGTGCGGGAGCAAGATGTCCATCAGCGGCCACCCTGGAGCGGGGGGCAGGAATTTGTGGGAGCCTCGCCGTCTACCTCCCCGACGAGATGGGTTCCCTTGGGCACAAAGCCCCCGGAGGGTCGCCCCCGGCCTGCCTGGGGCATGCCCCGTGCCGCCCCAGGGGCGGGCGTACAGCGCGTAGCGTGGGTAGGCGTGGCACATGGCGAGGTGGACATGCGTCCATCGCACCAGCGAGCTTGCCAGCGCGAAGTGCTCGAACGATGCCGAGCGCACAGCGTAGTGCCGATGTAGTGCCAGCATGCACGCGCGATGCGAGTAACGCCTGCAGCGCAGGCACAACTGCAATCCGTCGTACATTCCATCAGAATGGATGACACGCGATGACCAGTCATTGGTCGTCACCGTCAGTCTTGCGCGGCACGAGCGTGATCACCTTCGCGTCGTCGCCCTGGTCGACGCGCGTCGCGCCGGCAGCGTTCTCCAGGATGTGCCGGATCGTGACCCGAATGCTGCCTTCGCCGTCCTCGCCAGTGTGCGCTTGAGGCGCTTTGCCCCAGCCACGGTCGAGGATGTGCACGCTTGCCGCCACCCGAGCGCCCTCGTTCTCGCCGTTCAACGCGATGCCGCAGAGCGTGCGCAACGCCATTTCGGTGTGGGCACGCGCAAGGGCACGGATATTCTGTGGTGCCCGAGCCATTTACGGTCCAGGTGTGGGTTTCATTTTTGGGGAGCGCGTTAAACTGGCGCGCGATTTTAATCCGCGTCAAGCGTTAATCTCGGCCGTGACGCGTGACACATGGTGACGGTAAAATCCTTATAGAGTATATACTCTCATAGTTTTCCACGAACTCTATAAGAGTTGAGTGTCACTACGTGTCACTGTGTCACCAGTGACACCAGTGACACCACATCGCAGCGACATACTCGCCACACTCTGTTGCAGTTTGGTGGTGACAGGTGACAGCAGTGACACCAATTATTGCAACCTTTTCCAAAAACGCTTGCTGTTAACGCGCGTGGACGCCCAGCCAAGCCCGCGCAGGATGGAGGCGATGCGCCTGTTGTGGCCGTCAGCCATCTGGCCTTCGATGACGAACAGCGCTTCGCGTGCGATCTCGGGGATGGTCACCTGCTCGCGACCGTCGAGGAATTGCGCCACCTTGTCTTCCCAGATGTCGCCGGCATAGCGCGCCGCTTGCGCCGGCATCAGGTACTCGCGCTCGAACGCCGCATCGGGGTAGATCGCGCCCTGGTTCTCGTAGTTGAGCTTTGCCTCGGCGAAAAGCTGGTCGCGATTGTAGGCCAACAGATCGAGGTTGATGCGCCCGCTCACACCGCACTCGACCGGCCAGAAGCGACGGCCACCGCTCGCGTCTTTGAGATACTGGCTCTCGTTGGTCGTGCCGACGAACACGCATTGCCTCGGCTCGCGCACCTCAAGCCTGCCGAACGGCACGCGGTAAATCTCGATCTGGCGCGTGATGAACGACTTCAACTGCGTCGCCTCGACCTTGCTCATCGCGTGCATCTCGGCAACCTCGATCAGCCACTTGCCGCGCAGATGCACCGAGACATCCTTTTCCTTGATGTCGGGCAGGTGATCGCTGAACCATTCGCCGCCAAGCACACGACACGCGCTCGACTTCAAGATGCCCTGCGGGCCTTCCAACACCGGCATGTAATCGGCCTGACACCCAGGCAGCATCACGCGCGCCACCATCGCGGTGAGGAACATGCGACCGATGCTCGCGTTCGGCTCGCCCAGCGCGGCGCCGAGATAGCTCGTCAGCCACACGCCCAGGCGCGGCACGCCGTCCCAGATCAGCGAATTGAGATAGCTGACCACCGGATGGTACGGACACTCCTCGGCGCGCGTGCACAGCGCGTTGCGCGCGGTGGCGAGGCTCACGCTCGGCATGCCGTGCCCCTGCAGCCATTCGGTCAGATAGACGAAGTCGGCATCGCCCACCCAACGCGTGGTCACGTCGATGCGGCCAAGCTCGTGCAGCATCACCATGCGCCGCTGCATCTCGTCGTAGCCATAGGCGTCGCGCAGGTCGGGATCGAAGCGCAGCGCCATCAGCACATTCTTCTCGTTCGGGATCAGCTTGCCCTTGGCGTTCTTCTCGCAGCGCGATTGCCAGGGGGCGCGCGGATCGAAGTGAACGACGTTGCCGACGTCATCGATGTCGTCGTCATAGGTCATGCACCCACCCCACCAGCGTGCAGGATGTCGAGCAACGCAAGCCGCAGCACGTCGGGATCGGAATAGACAATCATGGTCGAGCGCTTGGCGGTCGAGATCGCAACCAGCGGCTCGAAATACGCCAGCGCGATCAGATGCCCAGGCGAGTGCGCGCGCTTCACATGCCGACGCGCGAACGCGTACGGCTCATCAGCGTCGGCCTCGTCCGCACCCTTCTTCTCGCGCAGCTTCAGATCGGCCACCGCCGCCTGGACGATGTTCGCGGGCTTCAGATGCGCCAACGTCGTGCCGTGCTCGATCAGCATCTTGCCTTCGGTCATTTGGGCAATCCCCTCTCCAACAGTCCGCCGACTTGCGCCACGATGCGCGCAGCGTCGGTCGCATCCCTCGGTGCAATGGTGATGCGCAGGCGGCGCTGCTCGGCCACCCAGGCGCGCAAACTTTCGATGTCGCGATACGGGCGCGGCACGAAGAAGCAGTGCCGGCTGTCGTTCCACACGCCGCGCTCGCGCCCCTCGATGCCGTAGACCCAGCCGGTGATCTCAAAATCGAAGAAGCCGTGATAGAGCACCCCGACATAGGGCGTGTTGGTCAACTCGTCGGTGTGAATGCCGATCTCGTTGCCCGACCTGATCGGGTTGCGACAGCGCACCTCGACCATGTCGCCGACATCGCCCTTGCTGTCGTCGCCGATCTTCGCCGGCCAATTCAGATTGAGCAGTTCGCCGACGATGCTCTCGGCCACCGCCCCTTCAATCGATTGATCGAACACCGGGTCGGTGTCGTGGCTGGTGCGCCCGTTCGGCACGCGCCGCTTGCGCAGACGCTCGATCTGCCGCCGCAGGCCGATGACGGCGGCGGTGTAGAACTCGGACGATGTCAACGAGATCATCATGCGCTCACGCTGACGCGCACGATGCCAAGATCGCGCAACGCTCCAATCGCATCATCGAGATTGTCGGTGCACAGATACGTGTGCCCGCAGCGCATGAGGTGCCACGCGACATTCGCCTGCTCGTCGCTCTGGCTCTCGCCGCGCCGCTTCAGTTCGAGAAAGAAAATCCGATGCGGGCCGACGAAGATGAAGTCAGGCCACCCAGGCTTGACGCCCATGCGCTTGAGCTTGCCGGCGGTCGCCTTGCTGCGGTGCTCGCCCATCGGCAGATGCGTGAACTGCCACTGCGGATTGATCCAGCGCGTCACCAGATCGGCAATCGCGCAGTGCAGCGCGTGCTCCTTCGGTGACGGCCGACGCACGCCACGCTGGCGTGCGCCCTTGAACAGGCCAAGCTGCTTGTCCATGTCGCGCCCTCTCAAGCCGCAACATCGTCAGCGATGGATGCTTTCTCGTCGGGGGGAGTGCTGAACGCCCAGAGCCGCAGGTCGGCGATACAGCCATGCTCGAACAATGCCTGACGCATCACCCGATAATGTCTCGGCGGGAATTGCCCGGCCTTCTTCCAATTCCAGAAGCTCGACCGGCTGGAGCGTGTCATCTCGGTGACGGCTTTGACGCCACCGAGCACGTAGACCACTTCACTGAAGGTGGTCAGGCGCGTGTACCCATCGCGTGTCGTGTGCATGGGTACGGCAAAAGGGGAAGAAAAATGGGCGCTCGCAAGCACTGAATTTGCCATTGCGCAACAATTTGTAGTGCAAAGTTTAATCACGCCTTCGTGATGGCGCCCATGACGGCATGTCTTTTGACATTACAAATTGTTGCAATACCAGCGGTATTGCATCTCGAAACTGTAGATCATAGCAGGATACCTCCGCCTGGAAATCTGTCCTACTTCACAATTTGGACATACAAGAAGTGCCTGCAGGACAGGCATTACTTATCCGTAATGGGCGCAGTCAAGGAGCGGAAAAGCCCAGTTTTCGCAAGCCCGGAACCTGACATATAGGATTTACAGCCGTCTGATCCTGGGCGTAGGTTCGAGGCGTTCCAGTAATCGACACGTGCGGCTCCCGAGCCGATCCGAACTGCTTAATCCTCGGTTCCGTGCCGCCCTTAATATCCAGAATACTGATAAAAAAACCTATAGTAGAGGGAGGCCGGAGGCATGAGTAATGCCGCGAACATCTTGAACCCGGCACGTGAACGCTACGTCACCGCCAGCCAATTCGACATCATCTGTCATGGCTCCGAGCAGGAGCGCTACCGGCTCTGGCAGGAATGCGTCGGCGAGATCGAGCACGAGGATTTGTCAACCAATTTGCCGGTCCAACTCGGCAAGCACTGCGAGGGCTTCATTCTCGACTGGCAGGAGCGCCTCGTCGGGCACGAGATCACCGAGCGTCAGCGCTTCATCGAACACGCTTGCCTACCCTTCGCTGCGACGCTGGATGGCTATCGGGCGCATGACGACGCGGTCATCGACGCAAAGACCTGCAATCCGTTTCGCGACCGGCGCGAGATCGTCGTCCAGTACTCACCGCAAATCGTCATCCAGATGCAATGCCGCAGCGCCACTCGCGGGCTGCTTGCAGTGTTACGCGGATTTAATCTGGAAGAGTTTGAAGTCTGCGTTGATGCCTCCTATGTCGCCGAAGTGATCGAGCGCGGCCTCGCGTTCCGTCACTGCGTCGAGACAATGACCCCGCCGCACGCTCTCCCAGAAAAACGGCTCATCCCGCCCGAGCTTTGGCGCACCGTCGACCTTGCCAGGACAACGCCGCTCCCGAACTGGGGGCCGGAAATGATCCAGAGCATGCGGCTGTGGTCCGACACACGCGACGCAAATCGATTGCACGAGCAATCGAAAAAGGCCGTCAAGGAGACGATGCCCGACGACGTCGGCGCCGTCCTCTACGGCGACTTGAGCGTGCGCCGGTCGAAGAATGGCGCGGTGACGATCCGCGAGAAGGAGTTTGCGTTGTGAACGAAATGTCCAACCTTCCCGCCATCGCTTCGCCGCCGACCGCGATGCAGTGGCCGGTCAATGCGGTGGAGCGCATGGCGCTGTGCCGCGAACTCTCGACCGCGCGCCTCGTGCCGCCGGCCTTCCAGAAGTCGCCCGCCGACATCTTCCTCGTCATGAACACGCTCGAACGCCTCGGCCTCGACTTCTTCCTCACCATCGGTGAGTGCTTTGTCACCCAGGGCAAGGTCGGCTTTCAGGGCAAGGTCGCTGCCGCGATGCTCAACTCGTCGGGCCGGCTCGCTGAGCGGCTCAGCTACAGCTACGAGGGCGAGGACGATGACCTCACCGTGACGGTGAGCGCGCGCATCAACGGCGAAGCCGAGGCCCGCACCGTGAAGGTGCGCCTGGGCGATGCAAAGACCACCAACGCGCAATGGACCAAGCAGCCCGACCAGCAACTCGGCTATTCCGGCGCGCGCCGCTGGGGCCGCAGGCATCTGCCCGAGGTGATGCTCGGCATGCGGTTCGATGACGAGGTCGCCGACATGGTCGACGTCACGCCCAAGCCGCACATCGGACCCACCATGACGGTGTCCGACCTGCCGAAGGCGGCACCGGTCGAGGAGGCGCCCGAGGTCGAGCACACCGAGCCGATGCGGATGCTTGAACCCGAAGGCACCGAGCAGTGGCGCGCCTGGGCGCAATCACTGATCACGCATGTGCGCGCCACGCGCACGGCCGCCGAGATCGAGCGCTGGCTCGACCTGAACGCCGGCACACTCGACACCATGCGCAATGTCGAGCCGAAGATGTTTCGCATGCTGTCGAACGCCATCGACCTGCAGCGTTCGACGCGTACGGAGATGGACAGTGACGCTCAATGAGGTTGTTGCGCTGCTGCGCAAGTCGCGCAGAACGATCATGCGGTGGGTCAAGGAGAAGAAACTACCCGAGCCAAAAACCATCGAACCGCTGTCATGGGACGTGAGAGAGATCAGGATCGCGCACAGGCGCATTCGTGAGGAGGCTCAACATGAGCGCAGAGAACGCGCCCTCCACCGCAACGGACGACGGCGACCGCCGCAAGGCCACGATGGAGCGTGAGCTTCAGGAAGACTGGGACCATGTGCGCGCGTGCCTGGGCATCGAGCCTGACCCGGACATCCTGGCGGTCGCGCACAACAGCTTCTGGCTGGGCGTGAAGACCGGCGTGACGGTCACGACCAAGGCAATCATTAACGGAGCGCGTCTATGACGAACTCGCCAACCATCAATGGCCACAACATCCCCGAGCGCATCAGGATGTTGCGGCGTGATCATCGCGGGTACCCGGTGCCGTGGTTCGTACACTGGGACGCGAACGACCAACCGGATTTTCGCATCGTCGGTGCTGGCAAGGTTGAGTATGCGATCACGCAGCACGTCTGCTGGATTTGCGGCGGCCCGCTCGCGCGCAACAAGGCGTTCGTCATCGGCCCGATGTGCGCCGTCAATCGCATCAGCGCCGAGCCACCCTCGCATCGAAGCTGCAGCATTTTCGCCGCCGAGGTCTGCCCGTTCCTCACCAAGCCGAACATGCGGCGCAACACCAAGGACATGCCGGCCGAGGTCGTGGAGCCCGGAGGCAAGATGCTGCTGCACAATCCGGGTGTCGTCTGCGTCTGGGTCACGCGCGAGTTTCGGCTGATGCCGGTCGACAACGGCATGCTGTTCCGCGTCGGCGATCCGATTGAAGTGCGCTGGCTCTGCCAGGGCAAGCCGGCAACGCGCGGCGAAGTGGTTCACGCAATGGACAGAGGCCTCCCCATCTTGATCGATGAAGCGAAAGAAGACAGCGACGAAGCAGTGCAGGCGTTGTTGCAGGCGGTCAATCGCGTGCGCCAGTACCTGCCGTCAGGGGGTCATGATGGTGAACCGGGAGCGGCGGCGAAGAGGCCACCCGAACGGGCGAAAGAGAAGGCTGCGTGAGGGCAACATCGCGATGCGCGAGCAGCGCGCCCAGGCGCGGGTGAACGAGTGCATGCGGACGTTCGTCTCCGCGCTCGAACATTCGGGGCAGACCCCGGAGGAGATCGTGCGGCTGAGCAACCTCTATTCGGTACGGCTCGACCGCGCACGGAGGGAATTGTGGTCATGATTTTTCGGCGTCCCCTTCCAGCCCACCTGGATCACAGCGCCGGAAAACACCGCGCCTCGGCTTTCGGTCGCCCGGCAGCGTCGAGGGCCGGGGCGCGGACGAAAGGAAACATGATGGCGGACCTGCAGACATTCCGTGAGCGCGTGCCCATCGTCGGTCGCATGATCGAGAAAGTGTTCAACGGCGACAAGGACGAGGACGACGTCGGCATCGACTTCATCCTGATCGCGAGCAAGCGCGAGGGCGCCAACCGGGTGACCGCTACGCTCGCCAACTTCAACGACACCGAGGTGATCCTGCGCAAATTGCTGGAGGCTCTCGCGCAGAGCAAGACCAACTTCCAACAGGTGGACGACGATGATGTAGCGGGCCACGCATAAGCTTCTGGCAGTGTCTGTATGAGCGTCGCTGCCAGGGGGTCGTTGTCTCGGCCGCGCATGGGCGTGGGGAGCGCAGGTGCGCGGTCGGGCGCGGCGAAGGATTGTTAAAATGGCAAGGAATTACGACGTCCACCAAAAACTCGAAGCGGTCGAGCGCGCAATAGGGCTGTGCAAGCGAAATACTCCGTCGATGGTAGCCAAGGGTTCAATGACGCAGGGACAAGTGTCCAATCTCCTGGAGGCCTTAAAACAAGTGGGTTTCGATTATCAGTCACAGATACTTGACGACAAAAGAGGAACGTCCGCAGGTTGTTCTGCCTTGCAAATCACGCATCGTCCAACTTATTCTACGGACCATTGATGTGACACAGGAGATGCACACATGGCCCCGCGAAAATTCGTCAGGATATCGATGATCATCGATCACACCAAAGTCTACGACATCCTCGAACTCGCCGAAGGCAACGCGCTGGCTGGCAGCTTGGAGATTGTGCCGGTGCGCCACGGCGGCGAGAAGGAGAGCGGCGAGTTGACACCCGCGCCAACCGCCGAGAAGTTTTTGAACGACTGGCTGGCGAAGCACCAACGCATCGACACGAAGGCCGTCATGGCACCGGCAGAGCAGGTCGGCATCACCCGCAACTCCATCTATGCGCAGATCAAACGGATGACCGACCGCAAGCAGATAAAGCGTGTCGAAGTCGGTGCGTACCTTCCGGTGGCGCGCAAGGGTCGACCGGCGGCAGAGGCGGCGACGCCAGCGAAGGAGAAGCACCAACGCAAGCAAACTCTGCCGGGCGGCGAGACTGCCGCAGACCGCCTCGTGCGCGAGGTTGCAGCGAAGCAGCAGAACGGCAGCGGCGACGGTGTGAGCCTCGCCGATCTCAAGAAGGTGCTGACGAAAGAGGGCTACGTGCCGACCGGCGTCGGCCCCGCACTCACGCTGCTCGTCAACAAAAACAGATTGGTCCGCGTTGGCAAGGGCATGTATCGCACGCCGCCGAACGCACCGCCGCCACGTGAGGCGTCAGAAGCAATGGGAGGCTGAAGGGAATGGCCAAAAAGGCGCAGAGGGTTCATCTCTACAAGTCGTACAAGTTCGGGGGCGATCAAAAAGACCCTGTGATCCATCGCATTCATTCGATGCTCGATGAGAGCGGTGTGGACTACACCAAGGCCGCCGAGATGTCGGACGTCTCACGCTCGACAATCGTGGCGTGGATCGAAGGCGACACGATGCGGCCGAAGTATTGCACTATCGCTGCGGTCGCATCGGCACTTGGCTACGAGCAGGTCTTCGTCAAGAGCAACGGTAAACGCAAGGTCGCGTAACATGCGTATTGTCATCATCGCTTCGGCCATGCTCCCGGCCGCAGCGTGGGCGGTGTGGCCGCCAGCGGCGCAGCCCATCGTGGTCAAGCCGGTGATGACAGAAGGCGTACTGGAACGTCGGGGTGACAGCGAGACGTTCCGTGCGAGGTGGTCGCGGGTTGCCGACATGCCACCGACAACGGTGCTGCGCTTTTCGAGTGCAAACACCAATGCCACCATCAACGAACCTCGACAGGTGAAGGCTCCCCCCGCACGCACCCGCCGCGTGCGGCCGAACCTGTGTCAGCGCCATCACATGCGCAAAGTCGTATCCGGTCGGTCCTGGCGGTGCCGCCGGTAATTCTGCAGAGGGACAAATGTCGCAGGTACATCTTGAGCATCGCAAGCACTTGGAACGCGAGCTACGCAACGCCGGCATCAAACCGGAAGTTCAGCGCACCGATGGTGGGCACATGCGGATCGTGTTCGAGGCAGGCGGCAAGCCGCAGACTATCATGACATCATGGACGCCAAGCGATCACCGCTCGACGCTCAATGCGCGCGCCCGCATCCGCAAGATACTTCGCGACACCGGCACACTCGACAAGGCGCTGCCAGTGGGAAAGTTGGACAAGGCGCTTGCGTTGCCGCAGCAGACGGAGCCGTTCATGGAGCGCATCGCAAAACTCGAACTCGACGTCGCCATGCTACTCGATATGCTCGCCACCGTGGCGGCGAGTACCGGCGTTGACCTCGAACCGCCGCCGTTGCCAGAGCCGGTGATCGAGGTGAGCGCCGTCCCCGCGTATGTTGATCGCGGACCCCCACGCGGCAAGTCGAAGTCGAAGGTGCATGACCTGCTGCTGGCCATGGAATACGGCTGGCTGTCGTTCGGCGAGATCGCCCGGCGTGAAGGCAAGCGCACGCGCGGTGCCGTCAGCGTCGCGCTCGACAAGCTGAAGAAGAAGGGGCTGGTCGAGCACGATAGAGAGCTTGGGTGGCGCAAGGCGCCGACCGCATCGACACCAGTTGCTCTGCCCGCGCTGCCCGAAACGCCCGCGCCGACCCTGCTGGCCTGCCTGGAGTATCGATACCTGCCGCTCTCCGAGATTGCGCATCGCATCGGATATAGCGGAACGAGATTGTCGGCCGCGCTGAACTACCAGAAGCGGATCGGCCTCGTTGAGAACGGCATGCGCGGGATGTGGCGCAAAGTGGCGGGCAAGCCGAACGGCCGCTCGCTGCACGTCAACGGCAACACCACGCACGCTGCGGCGCGCTGACCATGGCCGAGGCACCGAGGCGACAGCCGCAAGACAACCTCACTGACGACGCGCTCGCGACGATGAGCGCTGGGCGATGCCCTGAGTGCGGCTATCGCGGCTTCGTCCTCGGGCCGCGTGGTGGGATGTCGCAGAACATCGAGTGCGGCAACACCAAGTGCCGAACACGCTTCAACGTGCTCTGCGTGTCGGGCGAGATCGTGATGGGGAGCTACATCCCGCGCGAGAGCGAAGGCGGCGGCACATGGCCGTCCGCGTGGGGCAGTGGGAAATGAAACCGCCTGGGAGGGCAAGCAGATGGGGTACAACGCAGCAGTATCAATGGAACGATGCGCGCGGCGCGACGAGATGGCTCAGCGGATCGCGGCAATCTGCGAGAAAGGCAGCGTGAAGGTGGTGGGGAACGGCCGCGCCAGCATGTTCGTGGTCGAGGACGCGGCAGGCACGCAGTACACCGTGACCGTGGCGCGGAGGCGACAGCAGGACAGCGCATGAGCGCGGAGACGCGACTGCCGATCAATCGCGAGCCGCCACCCGGCACATGGATGACGCAGTGGGTGATCTACAAGCACCCGAAAGATCACCCGCAGCATTACGTGCTGCGCGCGACCTACATCAGCGACGCTCACAATTTGACGCCAGACCCGATGGCCTGGAAGCATTCGAAGATCGAGGTGCTGCGCATGCTTGTGCCGCCCGGCTATGTGCGGATGGACCGCCATCCCGACGACGACCCGGTGATTGCGGAGGTGTGGATATGAAAGTGCGCGATCTTGGCTTGAGCTACGAAGAAGCCGGGCACGGCGTTCAATCGGCAATCCGTTTTGAGATGACCAAGCAGGGCTTCCCCGACGACGAGGCCGACAAGATCGTCCAGGCGCTGAAGCACTTGCGTGTCGGGCTTGATCTGCGCGCCGCCGATCAATCGGCGCTGGCGGGGTTGCTGATCGAAAAGGGCGTGATCACGACGGACGAATATGTCGAGCAGGTGCGGCTTGGTGCCAACGAGGAGTTGGCGCGATACGAGGAGCATTGCCGCCAGGAGTACGGCCTGCCGAAGGGGACGAGTTTCCGGTGAACAGGGGAAGCGTGATGACCGACATTCTGATTTTGCCAAAGCCTGACAACCTCGCGCGGGTCGAGACCGGCCCAGTCCAGTTCGGCGACGATTGGCCGGGCGTGTTCATTCGCGGCGACAACGCGCTGACCTTCGCGCACATGCTGCAGGAGGCGCTGACGTACCTCCCGGCGAGGGAATATTTGATGACGGCGCAACTCGCGGGTCTGGTTGATGAGCTTCAATCCTGCTCGGTCGGCAACACCGGCTGGCCGCCGAGCGCGAGCGGCATCGCCCCGAGCAAGGTTCGTGACGCCTGGGTCAAGCGCTTCGAAGATCGCAAGGCCGAACTGATCGCTGGCGGCATGCTGGTCAAGGAAGCTGACGAGAAGGCGGCGCGCGATGTGATCACGGAGTTGCGGGAAAGCTGATGGGCAACAGGATCGAGATCAAGAACCGCAAGGACATCACGCCCGGCACCCGCATCATCTGTCACCCGTGGTCGACGCCGCTGCTGATGCCCGACAACAAGCGTGCGGTCTGCTCGCAATGCGGGTGCACCATCCAGCACCGCCCGCACGTCCCCGATCACCTCGTCAAGATTTGCGTCGAGTGCGGCGTGCCAATGATGCTGGCCGACGCTGCCGGTGACGACCTGCACATTGTGCTCACGCCTGAGAGCGCCGACGAACTGCACGAGCACATCAAAAAACAGAGGAACTGATGACCGAGCCAGCGATCATCGAGGCCAAGCCGGGCGAGTTGCTGCCGTGTCCGTTCTGCGGATCGGAGTGCGCGTTCGAGCACGACAGCACCGGGCTGGCACACTGGCGCGTCTATTGCCGCGACCCTGATAACGTCTGCGTGGTCGGGCTGGCGGCTTCGCGAGGTTACGCGCGCCGCGTCGAGGCGGCGGATGCATGGAACACACGAGAGGGGAAAGCTGATGGTCGATAAGCAGCAGATCGCAATCGAACTGACCAAGAAGCTGGCCGACGAAGGCAAACTGATCGAGGCGGGGTTCGCCGCGATGCAAGTCCTCATGCTGCAGAACGCGAGCGCGGCGCAGGTGCGCGACATGCGTATCGCCTACATGGCGGGCGCCGAACACCTGTTCCGCAGCATCACCGCCGTGATGGACCCTGGGCTTGAGGAGACCGAGCGGGATATGCGTCGCATGACCCTCATCAACGATGAACTGGAGCGCTGGCGCGGATTGCTCGCCTCCCATCTCGGCCACGGTGGGGGGCGCGGATGACCACCATCTTCACCCGTGCGCGATTGGCGGCCGATCTGGAGCGTACATGGCTGCAGCATCTGCGCGACTTCGACGTCGCGAACCCCGGCTGTCATTTCGAGGTGATCGCCGACGCGCCCGAGGTGACGCTCACCGAGATGATCGAGATGCTGCGCATCAATCCTGGCCTGTCGGTGATGCAGATCATCGGCCGCGACATCGCGACGCCGAAGATCGACGGGATCGAATTGGTGCGGACCATCATCGCGCTGTTGCCCGACGACAAGGCCGAGGGGCTGCACGCCCTCGACGCCGCGCGCCGCATGGTCGAGAGGTTCAAGCGATGACGAAACGGCCGAAGCGCCCCACGACAATCAATGGCTACCTGATCGACCCGGAGCGGCAGAGTGTCGAGGTTATCGAACTCGACGCCAAGAACCCGCTGGCGCGCACGCGTGAACTGATCGGTGCCGATGGCCTCGACCACTCCATCATCTCGGACATGCGCGACACCATCTGGCTCGATGAGCACGGCCTGCTCAACGGCAAGCCGATCTATGCTTTCAAGCTGCCGGTGCAGCGCGACCCGTATGCTGGCAAGGCCGTCATCATCGGCACGGGCGAGCGCGGCGAGGCGCAGGCGCCGCACATCCCGATTGAAATTATCCGGCAGCATGCCGACTGGCTCGGCATCATCGTCCCCGCCGTCGACTGGGTCGAGGAAGGCAATGTCACGCGTGCCATCGTGACCTACAGCCGCCCGAAGGAGGCAACGCAGTGACCGCTGGACCTGGGAAGTACGACGACGTCGCCACCATGGTGCGCGAGAAGACCGACGCCGCGTGCGTGGTCGTCATCGTGATCGACGGCAACCACGGCAACGGCTTCTCGGTGCAGGCCACCAACGTCGGCGCCATGTTCGCCGCCGTGCCGACCGCGCTGCGAATGGCCGCAGACCAGATCGATGAAGACGCGAGGAGGCTCAAGCGATGATGTCCTCGCCGCCGCTGTGGGTGCTGGTGGAGATGAGGCGCACGTTGCGCCGGGACCGCATGATTGCCATCGTGCTGGCTGGCTTCACCGCGTTCGCTGGTGCGCTCTGCCTCTATATGGCGATTGACGACTGGCTGCGTGGCCGCCCGGTCTGGAGTGCCATCAACACTGCAATCGCGTTCTACAATTCGATCACGTTCGGCCACAACATGAACTTCCTCGGCGTGCTGCGCCTTGTCGACGGGAAGCTGCGCGCACGGATCAGCGAGAAGGAGAACGAGCGATGAGCCGGAAACGCAAGCCGCCGCAGCAGCCGAAGACGCCGCCGCAGGAGCCGCCGCAGCAACTCGGCGACGCGCCGATTGCCGAGGAATATCGCACCAAGATGAACGTCATCGCGTCGATCCTCGATGAGGGGTTCAACGGCGCGGCCAGGGGCGGTGACCGCAAGACCGGCTTCGTGCTGCTGGTGTTCCCGTTCAATGACGACGGCAGCGCCTCCGACCGCTGCAATTTTATTTCGAACGGCGCCGACCGCAAAGACATCGTGGTGCTGTTCAAGGAGATGATAACGCGATTTGAGGGGCAACCGGACATCCAGGGGAAGGCGTGACATGGGCGACATCGACCTTGCTGAACAGAACCGCATCCTGCGCCTCGGCAACACGCTGCTGCGCACCGCGCTGAAGGCGACGACGGAAGAACTCGCCAACATGATCGAGCACCACTATCGCAACACCAAGAGCCACCCGGTGATGTTCCGGCGCTACGAGCGCGACATGAGCTTCGTGGAACTGGCGCGCGCGGCGTTGGACGAGGCCCGACCTATGCCAACGGAGAATTGACGGTGACGCTGCCGACAGCAGTTGGCCTGTACATGCTCGACGGCGAGCGCGTCGTACCGTGCCATGACCTTATGACCTGGGCGCGTTGGTTCGAGAACGCCAACCGTCGCGTCGACTACACCGAGATCACCAGCCAATGCCGGGTGAGCACAATCTTCATCGGTGTCGATCACCGCTACTGGGGCGGCGGCCCGCCGCTGGTGTTCGAGACCATGGTGTTCGGTGGCCCCGACGACGATGCCCTTGAGATGTCGCGCTACTCGTCCTGGGACGACGCCGCGATTGGCCACAAGGCGATGGTGCGCAAGGTGCGTGAGGCGATCAAGCAGAAGGTGCGGTGACATGGTCCGCAGAGGCCTGCGCGTTGAGAAAATCATCGGCTACCGGTTCCCCGGCATCATCCGCGCCGTGTTCCGCACAGGCGCCGGCCGCACGCGCTGCGTGGTCGAGTGCGAGGTGCCGGGCTGCGAGGGCATGCTCCACATCTTCAACCCAGACCAACTGCGCGCGGCACCCAAAAAGATGCCCGGCGCGAGGGCCGGGCGGAAGTCGAGAGAGGGGACGCCGACCCAGAGCGATCCTGGCCGGTGAGCCGCCAGGATAGCACGCCATGATCGAGACCCTCGCCCAAATCGCTGGGGATAGCCGCAAAGGCTCGTTTACGGCGGGCATCGTCTTGTTCGATGACGTCGTGGTCGAAGCTGCACCAATAGTTCGCTATATGAAGGGCTGGACGCGTCAGCGCGTGCGCTCATATGCAGGTCAGCGAAAGTGGACGGTGTCGGTCGTCCACGAGATCAAGAGGGAAAGGCCATGACGGAAGACCAAACCGACGAGAACACCCCGCGCGCGATGATCGGACTGGAGCGGCTGCTGGAGCTTGTCCCGGTCAGCCAGTCGACCATGCAGCGGATGGAGCGGAAGGGCACGTTCCCGTCCTGCCGCATCATTGCCGGCCGCAAACTTTGGTTCGCCGACGAGGTCGCGCAATGGCAGCGTGGCCTCAGCTATGGTCCCCGGCGGTCAGGTCGTGCCAAGTCTGCGGCGGCGTGAAATAGCGCCTATGTAGTGCCCGGCCTGGGGCCGGGTTCACGGAAAGTCAATGAAATCAAGGAAAACTGCCCCTTGACGTACATTCCCGCGCAATGTAATTTGGCATGAGTTGACCAGCGGTGACCAGTAAGAAAGCCTTTAACGACAAGGTTTTTCTGGTCAGAATACTCCTACTCCCCGCAGGTCATTTCACCACCAGATAGTGCCGGGCACTACTGGGCCAACGGGAGCGCGTCATGTCGGCCAAGAAGTTCACCAACGATTACATCCTCAAGAGCATCGCGCGCCACGCCGCGAACCCGAAGCTGCCGCGCGAGCGGATCACCGACGACGCAGCCAAGGGCGCGATCCCCGGCCTGACCGTCAGCATCACCGCCAGCGGCGCGCGCTTCAGCCTGCGCTTCTGGGACGAGGTGCAGAAGAAGCAGCGCCCGCACACGATGGGCATGTTCCACTCGGATGCGTTCAACGTCTTCGCGGCGCGCGCCGAGGCTCATGACCTGAAGGGCGATGTCGGCAAGTGCATCGACATCATCGCACGCGCGGTCGGCACGCTCGGCCAGAAGCGCGCCGAGGGCAAGACCTTCAACGAGGTCGCCGACCTGTACATCGATTACCTGCGCGTGGAGGAGCCGAAGGAGTATGGCGTGCGCGCTCGCCGTGAAAGCTGGGACCGCGTGGGCGGGCCTGAGAAGGTCGGCGCGGCCGTGCGCTATCCCGGCGGCTACCTCAAGCGCGCTCGCGCGGCGTTCGGCCACAAGGCCATCGCCGAGGTCACGGACACCGACTGCGCGCTGCTGCTGAAAAACCTTATCGACGTCCTGAACCTGCGCGGTCTTGCCGCCAACCTGCGCACTACCCTGTTCAGCTTTTTCGAGTGGTGCCGCGAGGCCGACAACAAGTTCGTGTCGGTGAACCCCTGCGGCAATCTCCGCAAGCGCCCGAAGGTGCTGGCCCGCAAAGTTGCCTTCAACAATCAGGAGATCGTGGAATTTTGGACCGGCCTCGATGCCACCGACGTTCCGGTGTCGCGGGCCGTCGCGCTCGCCTACAAGCTGATGCTCTGCAGCGGCCTGCGCGGCGGTGAGGTCTCCCTGATCCAGCGCGAGTGGCTGGACGTGCTCGATGATGGCACGCGCGTCGTTCGTCTTCCGGCCTGGGCGACCAAGCCGCGCCGCGAGAACCATCACCCGCTCAACGCCCTGGCGTGCGAGATCATCGATGAGTTGCTCGCGATGTCCCCCGAAACAACTGGCCCGTTGTTTCCCCCCGGCCCGAACGGCGCAACGTTCAAGCGTCACAATCTGACCGACAACCTCAATGACCGGGGCTACAACGGCTACAAGCCGAAGGACGGCGTCGTGCGCCAGCACGGTCTGCGCAGCTACCTCGGCTTCACCAAGCAATGGCGCCCGCACGACCTGCGCCACACCGTGGCGTCGTTGCTGGTGCGCAATGGTGCAAAGATGTCCGACATCACCAAGGTGCTGGACCACGCTCCCAGCAGCGATGCGGGCGTGGCCGCGATCAGCGCGCGCTACGTGAACTTGGAGGCCGACGAGAGCGCGAAGCTGAAGCTCCCGATTGTGACCGAGATCGACCGCCTGCTGCGCGGTGTCCTGGGCCTGTCGCCGGTTGCCGGCCCCGCCATTGACGTTGCGTCGCTGCAGAAGCAGGTCGCGGAACTCCAGGCCCAGATCGAGGCGGCTACCAAGGTTGCACCCCTGCGGCTCGTCGCGTAAAAAAACATCCAAGGAACTGGACATGAAAACCATCACTCAGAAAACGAACCACGAGAAATGGACGCCCTACGTCAGGGTCGACATGGACGCACCGACCGAGATTTACGTCATGGTCAGCGACGACATCGGCGAGGTGGAGGCCGACAGCCTCCACACCAACAAGGCCGACGCCGAGGCGCGTGCGGCCGAACTCGCCACGCAGATGGGCTGCGCCTGGGGGACAAACTACGAGGCATCCGATGTTTGAAATCGCAGGCGGCATACTGCTGGCGCTGCTCGTGCTCGTGCTGCTGCCGATCATCCTGATCGCGGGAGGTTGGTTGGCCATGTTCGCGGTGGGTATTGCGCTCATCGCGGGGGTCGTGTGGGTCATCGCAACGAACGTCGCGAACCCAGATTTTTGGTGGGCCATATTCTACTGCGTCGCCTTCGTTGGCTGCGCCTACGCGTACCGCTGGTACAACGAGTGGAGACACGCACCAGCCCGACCGGGAGCATCACGATGAAGGCCGGTCTGATCACCGCCATGCTCGCCATCGTGACGGTCAGCAGCGCCAGTGCGAACACCGATGCGCAGCCGCCAAGCTTCGGTGAGGCCTGCAAGCAGCGTGGCGGCAGCCCGATCACCCTCGTGCCGCGCACGGACGTCGACAACCCATGGGCAAAATCAAAAGCCCCGATACCCGGCTGCTGGGAAGCGAAGGTGCCAATCATCACCTTCGCCGAAGGCCCGCCGATACGGGTTATGGAGTGCGAGTGGCGCAAGCTGTTCGAGGAAACCGGCCTCGGTGGCACGTGGCCAAAGTGTTACATGAAAGGCAAGGGCGCCGGTTATTGGCTCGACACCAACAAGGTCACGCCGCCGCCAGCCATAGCCCCGGCCACACCGCCGCGCCCAAAGTACGGGCCGCTGCGCAAGCCACGCGAGTGGGACATATAAAGGAAGGCCCCGGCACACACCGGGGCCTTTTGCTTTCAGCACCCCGTGCAGATCGGCGGCGGTGCGGGTGGATAAGGTGGAAGCGGCGCGACCTCACTTGATGGGAAAGGGCGCGCGGACGCTGCCAAGCCCGCCGCCGGCAACGATGGTCAGCAGCGCGATCAGCGCGAGCAGCAGCACGATGACCCACACGCCCTGCTGCACCTTGGGCGGGATCGGCATCACGAACTGCTCGATGACCCAGATTGCGAGGTAGACGACCCCGCACAGGATCACCAATCCGATCAGGAACCACATCACGCCGATTGCTATCGCGAGCATGTCACGCCTCCGTTGTCGCTTGCGCCTCCAGCATTGCGCCGGTCGCCTGTGCGAGTTGCACGACCGCGAGGGCGAGGTAGTCGACCTGCGCCTGAAGCTCCTCCACGGTCGGCGGTGCGCCGTGAGGAGGCATCGCCTGCAACGCCCGGCCGATCTCAGCCACGCTGTCGACCGCAGCATCAACGCCTTCATCGAGGCGCGCGTTGGCATCGCGGTACACCGGCATCGGGCCGGGCGGCGGCGGCGGCGGTGCTGCCGCGTACCAAGCGTCCACGTAGGACTGATATGCGTCCATGCTGGTCAGCGGCTCGTTCAACTTAACATCCTCCGACGCCAAGCCGGGCGGATTGTAAAACTCGAGATGCCCCGCAGAGCCGTCCCACTGCACCGCGTGCGTGCGCGCAGCAACGAGCGCCGAACAATCGACAGTCCTCGACATGCCGTCGATGATGACCGCATCGGTGGACACGAGAATGGTGAAGGCATCGCCCATGAACTATCTCCCCGGAATGAGTGGCCGGCCGTTGCCCAGTGGCGCGGCGAGCGCGATCATCGCGCCGAGCGCTTCATTGCTCGACTGGTTCGCCTTCGTCATTTCATTGCGAAAGCTTTCGACGGCGGCGCCCGTGCTGCGTTGCTGCTGGCTGTTCTCGATCATCAGCACCGGCAACCACGCCAGCGCGCAATTCCAACCATCGACATCCTCGTTCGATTGCGGGTGCTTGCCGCGCACCATGATCCAGAGCGGACAGTTGTGGCAGACCTTGCTCATGTCCACCCTGTGCAGCGGGCAGACCATACCTTTGTCAGCGTGCGGGATTTGGGTCATAGCGTTAACTCTTTGAACAAACGATCACATCGACATAGGCAACGCGCATGTCGCAGACATGGTTATGCGCGCCGTTGGTGCCAGCGGTCTGGAGGGCGGCGCCGGGATTGACCTGTTGGCCCGCATTGGGAAACTCATAGTTCGGCCGCGCAAAGTAGCCTTGGCCCGGTCCAGCGCCGCCAAGGCTCCAGAGATTAAAGAACCCGCCGCCGTCGTGCGCCTTAACGTAGAGGAGTGGCGTATCGTTGACCGACAGCGTCCAATTATCGGTCGTGTACCGGCCGAAGATGGTCGAAAATCCATAGACGCCGCCGAGCGTGCCGCCCACTGAGGCAATACGCATCGCCCTATCGACATAGGCGTCGGTTCGCACCCATCCGGCCGGCGCGGCATTGTTGTAGAACAGCATGAGTGAACCGGCCGGGACTTCCCGGATCGCTGCCGGGATCGCCGCAATTGCCGCATCGACATACTGTTTCGTCGCAACGCCGAGCGCAGCGGTGGGGTTTCCGGCAACCGTCAAAAGGCTGGTCGCGCGACTGCCGGTCAGCGCTTCAGCCTTCTGCACGCCAGCATCGGTGTGCGGAGACAGATAGAAGCTTGAACCGGCATCGCCGCTGCTTTCGGGATCGTTGCCACCAAAAAACGCCGTCCAGCGCGCAAGGCCGCCCCTCCTTCCGACGATGGCGCTGTTGGACGAGCTATCGGGCCGGTCGAGGAAAACTCTTGGCATCGCCTTGTTGATCGACAGGTCACCGGTCATCGTGTCACCGGCCTTCGCGACCTTGTCGCTTGCATCCGCCGACCACGCACCCCACACGCCTGCGGTCTTGCGGCGAACCCACATCAGCCCTGTCGTTTGATCGCGCGCCTCGATCACCATGTTGGCGGCGTTGGGACCATAGATGATGCCGGTGAATGCATTGCCAGCGACCGGCGCGTTGGTCGCGCCTGCTGCGGAGTAGAACGACCCGGCTTCAAGCGGGTCAGCGTCGAAGTTGGTGAGCGGCTGCGTCGTGCGCTCGGCTTGGATCGAGGCACGCGTGCCAGCGGCGGTGTTCGAGCCCGTGCCGCCCGCGATGATCGGGCGCACCGCATTGAGATCGGTCTCAAGGTCGGCAGCGAACGCATTGTACTTCGCGCTCTCGATGGTCGTGTCGGGCGCGCCCTGCGTCCCCGGAGGGATGCTGTAGATGCCTGAACCATCACGCGGCATGCTGCTACTCCTCAGCGATTTGCGTACGGGACGTAGGCGCGGTCCCAGATGTCTTTGCCCTCGTCCTTGATCTTTGGGATCATCGCCATCGTGATCGCATCGCGGTACATCGCGCGGGGGTCAGCCACATCCGGCGATGCTGCCTCACGGGCGCGATAGAGCGGCGAGGCGCGCCGAATGTCGGCAGCGACCTCCTCAGCCGCACGAACCGTGCGACTGTTCGCGGCGCCACGCAGCGCAGCGCCGGTAACCGGCGCGACCGCACCGCCTGTCAATGCAAGCGCGGCTGTGGTCATCGGGTCGAGACCCATCATGACGCCTGCGGCCGTGCCTACACCCGCTCCTCCGTGACCGGCAGCAAGCCTCCCCAAGCCGCCGCCGCCGCCCAAAAGATTGCTGGCAGACCGCAGTGCGTTGGTGCCTCTGTCGCCCACCACCGCGTTGACGATTGCGTTGCGTTCCTCTTCGGTCGCGCCGAACAGACGACGCTCGCCTGCGGGCGACGAAACAAATTTCGACAACTCCTGCCGCGTAGCATTGCCAGTGTTTGCTCCCGAGTTAGCGCGAGCAGCCTTGACCCCCGCGTACTCCAACGCGTCCTCGACACCCTGCGCGGTCTTGAACGCACGATAGTCGCCGCGCGCGTTCGTCAGGCTCCGATGCATGTCAGCGATGTCGGCGCTGGTCCCCCGCGTCAGCATCCCTTGAGGTGGCCGCAGCATGTAGGTGTCCAACACATCGACAGCCTGTCGACCGGCTGGGCCGTTCGGCCCCGACAGACCGCGCAACTGCTGGCGAAGCGTGTCGAAGTCTGTGGCAGTGACGGGGCGGTTGCCACCGCGAGGGAACGCTTCTTCAAACCGCTGCAGCGTCGTGTAGACTTCGGGCGCCTTCTCTGGGCTGAACGTGCCATTGCCGTGATACGGGCTTTGCACATACGCGCGCGCACGTGACGTGTAGTCGTTCATGCTGTCAGGATGGTATTCGAGCGGAGAGCGTTCCGAAAAGCGATAGGCCTCTCGCGAACTGTCACGCAGGCCCTGCGGCAACTCCTGCGGAGCCATCGTGGCAGGCGGCCTCGATGCCTCCCATGCGCGCCTTGCCTCGGCCGCCCGGCCACCACCTCGCGCGTAGTCGGCCGTTTCGAGAACCGGCGTCTCGGCGGTCCTGATCATCGGTGCGCCACGGATTGCGCCGCGCACTGTGTTGGCGAGAGGGATGGTGCCGAGCGCATCGAGCGCAGCATGACCGTAGTTGCCGCGCGGCAAGTCGTAGCTGAGATCGGCAGCAGAAAGCACGCCACCCATCGGAGAGAGACTGCTGCCGATGCCGACCAAACCTTCTGACATGTGACGCGCGCGATACGGCTCAGCGCCAAGCGCCATCAGCACGTCTTGCCCTTTGGATTTTGCCCACTCGGTCCACGACGGATCACTCGGCTTCAATTCGCCGAACGGCTTGTTCAGCGTTGCGGGCTTCTGCTCGGCGACGGGGCCGCTGACGTACTGATCGAACCGATTGTCACCCTTCGGCGCGGGCGTCACCCGAATGCGCGGGGTATTCGGGTCAATCTGGTCAACCGGCTCCTCTGCGGGCGGCGAGGTGCCAGTGATGTATTGATCGAACCGGCCCATCGGCTATCTCCCACGCGACAGGATGCTGCGCGCCAAGCCGGGCGTTGCGAACGTTGCATCGAATTCCGCCAGTGCGGCGGGATCATTCGCTTCTTTGAACAGATGCTCCTTCGCTGCTTGGGGCACGAGGCTCTGCATCGTATGTGTCGGCACGCCGATCACACCGAAGACGTTGCGCTGACGGTCAGGATCGTTGCCCGTGTACGTCAACAGCTTGTTCTGATGCGCGATAGCCGTCGCGAGGTTGATGCGCTCGATGGCGTCCATGATGCCGGTGATCGATTTGCGGTCGAGCGTGATGTTGCCGCCGCCAGCCCGTTCCGCCATCTGAATATCGGCGTTCGAGATTTGCGCGCCGCCGACCAGCGCCTGCCGCATCTGCGCGACGACCGGTGCCATGAACGACCTGAACTGCTCGGTCGCCGGGACGCGCGGGTCGGCCGGGAAGCCAGCCGCCTGCAACAGCTTCGACGTCGACAGCTTGATCTCGGCGTCTGAGCCGGTGAACGCATTCTGATCCACGAGCGCACGCCGCGCGTTGCTGAGCGCCTGCGTGGCGCCCGGCAACCCGACGACGTTCTTCTGGCTCTCGGCGATCTGGGTTTCGAAAAACTTCGGGTCGATG